ACTTGTATGTGTAGAAGATGTAATTTCTGCTATTAAAATTGCTAAATCAAATAAAAATGTATGTGTAATACCCTTGTTAGGTTCTATTATACCCCTAGAACTTACAGAAACTATCCTTAAACGCTTTAATAAAGTTTTTATATGGTTGGATAGGGATAAAGCAATTGAAGCTGTTAAACAGGCTAGAAATTTAAAACAAAAGGGTATTGATTCAGATGTAATAATTACACCCAAAGATCCTAAAGAATATTCAACAGGAGAAATCAACGCATGGTTGAAAAACAAATAGCTAAACTATTTTGTACAGACAAGAATCTCTTTACAAAGTATTACAAGTATGTTAACATAAATTATATTAAAATTAATTATAATGATTTATATAAATTATTTAATATTATAGATTTATATTATAATAAATATATAGATAATAATATAATTACTATTAATGAATTAGATATATTTTATAATAGTAATTATTTATTAAAAGATAATGAAAGAAAAGAACTAATAACACTGTTAGATGATGTCTATAATCAAAACACATCTAATCCTGAAATAATCATTGGCCTGTTAGAAGAACATCGAAGACGTTCTCTTGCAGGTCAAGTTGCTTTAATGGCTTTAGATGTAGAAGCTGGTAAGAAATCTACAGCAGAGCTGCTAGAATTATTTAATGACTTTGAACACCAGGAGGTAGAAGCTGATGAAATTACTCCAGTTGATATGGACTTGGATAACTTGTACAATTCACAGATTGCCACTCCAGGTCTACGGTGGCGTTGTAGATGGCTTAACAAATCTCTTGGTAGTCTTCGCAAGGGTGATTTTGGCTTTATCTTTGCTAGGCCTGAGACTGGTAAGACTACATTTCTTGCGTCTGAAATTACTCACATGGTCAGTCAAACTGATGGGGACGTCTTATGGTTTAACAACGAAGAGCAAGGAAATAAAGTTGGTATTAGGGTTTACCAAGCTGCCCTTGGTCTTACTACGAAAGAGTTATTTACTAACAAAACAAAAAACAAAGAAGACTATAGAGCCTTAACAGGTAACAGAATTAAAATTCTAGACTTCGAAGATTCAAGTAGCAAACATAAAATTGAAGGTGTACTTAAACAATATAAACCTGCGTTAATTATCTTTGACCAGATAGATAAGATTCGTGGATTCAAAGGAGATCGTAATGACTTGGAACTTAAACAAATTTATCAATGGGCTAGGGAAATATCTAAAACGTACGCTCCCGTCATCGCGGTGTCACAAGCAAGTGGCGAAGCGGAAGGGAAGTTGTTTCTAACCATGGATATGGTTGATGGATCTAAAACAGCTAAACAAGGTGAGGCTGACTGGATTCTAGGGATTGGTAAAGAACAAGACAACACATCCCGCACTAGATACTTTAACATCAGTAAGAATAAACTTATTGGTGATGAAGATACTATGCCTGATCTTAGGCATGGTTCAACACAGGTTCTAATCAAACCTGAAATCGCTCGATATGAGGACTTATAAAAGGAGAAAGAATGTTAGTTATTAATGCAACAGCAACAGATGTATTGAAAGTAAACCCACAATTGTCACCATTTGAAGTAGAAGATATCTTGACACTAGGTAATCCTAATGATACAATTGAAGAAACAATTCAGAAATTAAGTGGTTGTGGAGGCGAATGCGGAGCTTAATCTTAGACGTAGAAACAACAATCAGTAGCAAGGGTAACCCATTTGACGAGTCTAATAAACTTTGTTATGTTGGGTTATCCAATACTGACAAAACTCAATGCTATGCTATTGAGTATGACGATGAACCCTATCGACATAAACTAGAGGAGATCCAAAAAGAAATTGATCAAGCTGAGATATTGGTTGGCTTTAACATTAAGTTTGATTTGCATTGGCTTCGCAAGTATGGAATTAACTTTGTGGGTAAGCGTGTTTGGGATTGTCAGTTGGTACATTTTATATTGCAAGGCCAACAGGATTCCTATCCAAGTCTTAATGGTGTCTCTGAGTACTATGGTTTGGGTAGCAAGCTTGATGTTGTTGCTACAGAGTATTGGGGCAACAAAATAGATACACCTAATATTCCAAAAGAGATTCTTGAAGAATATCTAATTGGTGATTTGCATTTAACGCAAAAGGTATTTGATAAACAAATGCAAGAATTTGCGTCATGCACAAAACCCATGCAACGACTAATCAGTTTACATAACCAAGACTTAATGGTCTTAGAAGAAATGGAATACAATGGACTTTTATTTGATGAAACAAAAGCTAATACTCTTGCAAAAGAATTGGAACAACAAATTAAAGATCTCGATAATGCCTTGGTTCCATATCATAATCTTCCTGAGTTTAATCCTTCCAGTAATGAGCAGCTATCTTGTTTACTGTATGGCGGTACTATAAAAGTAAAACGTAGAGAAGTTATTGGCCTGTTTAAAACGGGAGATCGCAAAGGACAGGCAAAAGAAAAATGGGTAGAACATCTAATAAACTTTGATAGACGTATTAATCCATTAAAAGGATCTGAATTAGATAAAGAAGGATTGTTTTCAACTGACGAGTCAACTCTTAAAAGTTTACGAGGAACTAAAGAAGCTAAAGAACTAGTTAAACTAATACTAGAACGTGCAACTCTAGAGAAACGATTAACAACTTACTATAGAGGACTGGTTGAACTTAGAACATCTATGAACTGGCCTGTAGATAAATTACATGGTCAACTTAATCAATGTGTAGCAAAAACAGGTAGACTGTCATCTAGTAAACCTAACTTGCAAAACTTTGATGGAGAAATTAAACAACTATTTGGGAGTAGGTATGCTGTTACAAGCTGATGCTAAAGCTTTGGAATGGGTTTGTGCTGCTTACTTAAGTCAAGATTCAGTAGCAATCAAGGAGATATTAAATAATGTTGATCAACATAGCGATAACCAAGAACGATTTGGATTACCAAGTAGACTGGTCGCAAAGACCTTTGTCTTCAGACTTATCTATGGAGGCTCCGCCTGGAGTTATGCAAGAGATCCCAATTTTAAAGAAATTGGTGGAGAAAAGTTTTGGCAAGGAGTTATTGATCAGTTCTATACAAAATATGTACGACTCGGAGAGTGGCATACTGACATTGTCAATGACGCTAAAAGAGATAGAAAACTCACAATGCCAACAGGACGAATCTATTACTACGAACCTGATCTTAGAGGAGGACAAGTTAAATGGCCTAGAACAAAGATATTAAATTACCCTGTGCAAGGATTAGGTGCAGACCTAATGGCTATTGCAAGAGTATCTTTGAGTAATAGACTTAAGGGTATAAAAAATGTTAAACTAATCAATACTGTACATGATTCAATTATTGTTGACTTTGATGAAAAAGTATGCGATAATACTAGTATGGTAAAGATTGTTGATAAGTGTTTTACGGATATTCCAGCAAACTTTAAAAGATTGTTTGGAGTAGATTTTAATCTTCCCATGAGGGTTGAGTGTCAAGTAGGACCTAACTGGGGCAATATGGAGATAGTGAATGTTAATTAATATTATAGATGTTGGTGCACCAAATACTCATGCTGCAAAGAATGGCAGATCTTATCAATCAATTGAAGTAACTTACAAAGATGATCAAGGTCAAGTAAAAAATAAAAAGTTAATGTCTTTTAGTAATCCTAGTGTGTTTAATCACATTAAAGATTTAACTAAAGGTGATCAAATTAATTTACGAACTGAAAAAGATGCTGCTGGTTATTGGCAGTGGATTGGTATTGAAGGAGATAAAACTGTGGCAACTGAAACTAAAACAACACCACAAGCTGGTGGTCGTGTAACTGGTAGCAACTATGAAACTAAAGAAGAACGTGCAGCACGTCAAGTGTTAATCGTTCGTCAATCATCTTTATCTAGTGCTGTAGAATTACTAGGGCCAGGTAAATCAGTAGAAGAAGTTTTAGCAGTAGCTAAACAATTCGAAGATTATGTTTTTGCTAAATCAACAGGCATTGATGCAATTAATGAAATGGAAGATGACTTTCCTCTATAATGAAAGCTCTTATTGATGCTGATATTGTAGCGTATAGGGTTGCTTGTACGCTTCAGGAAGACGATGCTGAAGACTTTGTGTATGCTAGAGCAGAAGATCTAGTAGATCAAATCTTAGTTAATACTGAAGCAACTGAGTATCGTCTGTTCTTAACAGGTAAAAATAACTTTAGGTATTCAATATACCCTGAATATAAAGCTCACCGTCCTACAGAGAAACCATTCTGGCTTGAGAAGTGTAGACAATATCTTATTGCTACATTTAATGCAGAAGTAATTGATGGACAAGAAGCTGATGATGCTTTAGGTATTGCTCAAACAGAGGATACAATCATATGCTCTATTGACAAAGACCTACTTATGATTCCTGGTCGGCACTATAACTTTGTTAAAGACGAGTTTCAAGAAGTTACCAATGATTCAGGTATGCGTCATTTCTATATGCAATGTTTGACTGGAGACCGTTCTGATAACATTAAAGGTATTGAAAAGATTGGCCCTAAAAAAGCAGAAAAGATTCTAGCTGGTTGTGTAACAGAACAAGAAATGTTTAATGCTGTTCGTGAAGCATACAGCAATGATGAAGAATTCTTAATGAATGGTCGTGTATTATGGATTAGACGTAAAGAAAATGAAGACTGGAAGGATAAGTTTAATGAACTCGTTCAAAAGCAAACTCGAGGAACAAGTATGGAAAATCCTGAAGAGTAACTTTCCTTCAGTTAAATATGAACCTGATAAGTTTAAATATATACAACCTGAAAAGGAACGAACGTATATCCCTGACTTTAGAACAGGACGTAGAAAGATTTACTTAGAAGCAAAAGGTAAACTTGATTTAGATACAAGACAGAAAATGGTGTGGTTTAAGGAATGTAATCCTGATACAACTATTATCTTTTTGTTTATGAATCCTGATAATAAAATTAATAAAAGAAGTAAAACAACTTATTGGATGTGGGCGGAAGCCAATGGCTTTAAGTGGTTAGACTATCGAAAGGACTGGTTAAGTGATTATAAACAATTGTGTACAAAACTCTGATGGATCTTTAGACTTTGATTTCCATGTTGATGCTAATGAAGCTTCGTTCTTAATGGATTTAGCTATTAAAGAATTAGTAAGACGTGGTGTGTTTAGTATTGCTACAGATGTAGCCCAACAAGAACTAGATTTATTTAAAGAAGATGGAGGTATGGTATCATGAGTCAAGGAAATTCACCAGCTTTTCCGTGTCAAGATAACAACAAACAAATCTATACAGGTATGAATCTTAGAGATTACTTTGCACTAGAAGCACTAAATAGTTTATTGCGTGTTAAGTCTTATGCAGATGTTAAAAAGTTTGCAGAACAATCTTATAAAATTGCTGATGCCATGCTTGATGAAAGACAGAATTATAAATGAATAAGCAAAACTACTGGGTAAAGATTCGTTATGAGACAGAGATACGGGTTCATTGCCCAAATGAAAACGTAGCTAAAGATCATGCAATGGAATTATTCATTGCTGCTTTACCTAATGTTAATGCAAATGATTTAAGAATTATCCATGTAGAAACTTCTGAGGATCGTAAATGAGTAAGATACTTTTATTAGATATTGAGACAAGTCCCAATACAGCACATGTCTGGGGCATCTGGCAACAAAACATTGCAATCAATCAATTACTAGAATCCTCACAGATTCTTTGCTTTGCAGCTAAATGGTTAGGTGAAAAAGATATTGTATTTAAATCAATTAAAAACGGTTCTTATAAAGCTATGCTTAAATCTATTTGGAAATTATTAGATGAAGCAGATGCTGTAGTACA